TGATGTGGCGGTCGCCGTAAGGTTTCCAATACTTGATAGAGAAACTTCCGAAGCGTTTCCAAGTTCCGTAATAACGCCTGCAAGTGTTGTGAGTTTCTTGGCTGTTGCATCTTGTGCATTCGTTAGCTTGGTTCGACTATTCACCGTCTTATTCTGTTGTTCAGAGAGACTCTTCTTTGTTATCTCTATAAGTTCTTCGTTACCGGAAGCAAGAACATCCTCGTAGTCTTTCTGTGCCGCTGCAAGGTCTTTAAGCGCCTTTTTATATTCTTTCGAAGCCTCGGATAAACCACCGAAGATACCTCCATTAGCATTAACCTGTGCTTGTATCTCGTTTAAAGCATCCAGTATGGTCTTCTTGTTCTCCGGTGTCATTAGTTGGAACTCGTTACTATCCTTGAACGTTTCCAAGTTCTTCTTTAGCGTATCCAGTTCCTTCTTTGTCAAATTGGCGAGATTTCCGAATAGTCCCTCCCAATTGATGGACTTCTTTAAGTTCTCCAAATCAAGATCGGACAAAGCAGACTCCATCTCTTTTTGAAGCGCCAACTTATCGCCTTCTGTCGTCGCATTCTTAATTTTCTCGTTGTACTGGTCCGTTAAAGCCTGCTTCTTTTGAAGGTACGTGCCATAGGTTATGAGATAGTTTTGCATAGCATCACGCTCTGCCTTATATGCGTCGGCGGTAGCCTTCTCACTCTGCTTCTCCATGATGCTGCGCGATTCGGCGATGGCTGCCATTGCTTGTGCCAGCCATTCGTTGCCCTCCTGTGTTGAGGCTGCGGTCATGTCGTCCTTGGTCACGGAGGTGCGGTCGAAGCTCAGCCCCTCATCCTTGGCTTTTGGGTGTTGGTTCTGCCATTGCTTCTCCATGATGTTGCGGTATTGCTCCAGAAGTTCGTCTTCGCGGTCTTCCAGTGCATTCTCCATGCGCTGCTTGTCGATATCTATCTGTTGAAGCGTCTTTTCGGTACTGTCCTCTTCGAGGTTCAGCCTTTCTTGGCGTGCCTCCAGCTCTGCGTCTCGGTTCGCCTTTATTTGAGCATTCTTGATATCTTCAATCTGCTTGTTCCGCTCCGCAATCTCGACAGTCGTTTGGTTCTGTTTTTTCTGCTCCTGCGCTGCCTTGGACGCCGCAGACTTCGCCTTGCTATCCGTCTGCTCACTGTACAAATCTCTTGTTTTCTTGGCCGTATCAAGGTCCGCTTTTAGCTGTTTAAGTTTCTCGTTGGCTTCTGTCTCGGTGACCTTTTCTTTGCCCTCTTTAGTAACACCATTCCGATAGTCGTTGTAGGCTTTAAGCGCTTTTTGATAGGCCTCCTCAGAAGACTTCGCCCACTCAGATGCAGACTTCTTCTCCTTTTTACGCTCCGCCTGTTGCGCTTCAAGGAGTTGTTTCTGTCCCTCCAGTTCTTCACGTGTGTAAGTACCTGCGGTTATACCTTCTCCGGTAATCGTGCCTCTGCTATTACCTGATGTGGTCATCTTGGCAAGTAGTTCCTTGCGCCTTTGAATCATCTTGTTAAGGTCATCATTGCTTACACCGGTGAGGTTGGCAAAGAAGTTGTCTTTTTCATCCTTGCTTACCTTCTTTGTTAGCTCGGTACGTTTCTTTTGAAGCATCTTTAGCTCCGCCTCCTCATTATCGCTAAGTCCTCCCTTCTTTATCGTCATAGGTGTGCCGGCACTGGTTGTCATAGTAACCGTCCGTTCCGTCTTCTTCTTAGCCTCTAACTCTTTAAGACGACTTTCAACGTTCGACAACTCATTCTTTGTATTCGTTATAGACTTCTTTCCGTCGAGTTCAGCAATTTCCTTCTTTACATCGCGTATCGCTGCAAGTTTCTTGGCTTCCGTATCATAGTTAGCGAACAAATCAGGATACATCTGTATGAGTTTCACCAACGCACCACGGCGTGTATCCGTAGATAAAGATTCGTCCGCTGCAATATCACAAAGGCTGTCTATTTCTTGGCGATGTTGCCGTTCCTGCTCAATAGTTTCCTGCAATGTCGTATTATACTCATCCTCCGCCTCACGCATTCTGTCTGCAGAATTCTTAACCGATAACATAACGGCAACAAGTGCCGCCAAAGCTGCAGCACACAGAACATACGGATTGTTTAGCATGGTGAGATTTAATAATTTCTGCGCCTTCTCTACCGCTACCGTCCATCCGTATTGAATGGTTTCAGCCGTCGTTAACGCTCCAATACCGGCGGTACACAAACTTTCGGCAGCAGTTACGGCAACGACAGCGGCTTTGTAAGTTCCATACGTAGCAATAAGCCCGGTAATAACACGCCCCACCTGTTCGTAATTCTTGGCAAGCGAGGTTCCCAAGTTAACCAAATCCATGGTGGCTCCCTCGGTAGCCGTACCTATGGCGTTCATCATGTCGTCAATAGCACCCTGCATATTGGAAATAGCACCATTGATACCCTGGCTCTGCTTCTCCAACATGCCATTGAACTTCCCGCCGGCACTTGAAGCAGCGAGGAAGGCCTCAGTAACCATATCGGTAGATATCTTGCCCTTCTCCATTTCCTCCTTTAGCGTTCCAATACTCTTCCCGGTCTTCTCACTTATAACGGATAGTGGATTAAAACCTGCATTAATCATCTGTAAGAGGTCTTGTCCCATCAACTTACCCGTAGCACTCATCTGAGAGAACGCCAAAGTAAGAGAGTTGAACTTCTGAGCATCGCCCATGGAGATATCTCCGATGGACTTTAACATCGGCATAACCTTGTCCACTTCGATATTGAAGGCGAGCATGGTTTGCGCTCCGGAGGCAAGGTCTTTCACCATCATAGGCGTCTGAACGGCAAATTCGCGGATTTCCTTGAACAAAGCATCTCCCTTCGTCTTGCCGGCAAGCGTCTCGAAGGATATTTCTAAGCTTTGAATCTCGCCACGTAAGCTCACAACTTGCTTTGCAAAACTTGCAATCTGTCCGACAGCAAAAACACCGCCTATTGTCTTCCCCACCTTCGACAACGCCGCATCCATTGAATCGGATTCCTGCTTTGCCCTTTCACCTATACTGTGAAGGATGTTCTTTGATTCCTGTGCACCCGCCCTTAGCTGCGTGTTATCGAGGCTTATGGCGAAATTAGACCGACCTTGGTTATTCTCCATCTGTTTTGTATTCTACTGGTTTAATAATGCAGACACCAAATGTTTGTTTTTCGGGTCATCTGCGTTGATTACTGTATCGTCCGCTTTGGACTTCGCATTCTTGCCCTTGTCCGGCTTCTTGTATGTCGGCAGGCTCGAACTGTATAATAGAATGTTTGTGTAACTCATGTCGAACAAGACATATTCTATAGGAACGTTGAACGCCTTAACCGCGCCGATTACTACAGCCCAGATGCTGTCGCTTTTGTTCCCACTTTCGTCGGGCGTGTCAGACTGATCTCTGTCAGGAAAGTGGTAAGCGCGAAAAAATCCCCCACCTGCATCCTCTGTAAAATTTGTGCTACGAGAGATTGAAGCTCTCGCGGTGTAAGGTCTTCCATCAACTCTTCGGCAAGTACTTCTATATGCTTACGCTCGATGGTTTTTCTACGCTTTGTATGAAACAGTCCGAAGAGATAAAACTTTAGTTCAATCTCAAACTTGCATACAATATCGTTTACATGCTTGGCTCCGAGAACCAGTGTTGCAGCCAAGATACCAAGTTCTTTGCAATCCTTGGCTATTGCCAACGAATCTTCTATTACCTTCGTCTCGTCCATTTTCAGATGAGGCATCCTACTGATAATTTCAGACGCGAGTACCAAGGTCGCTACACTCGGTGGAGCAATGGTATATTTGTGCTTACCCACCTGTATTGTCTCTTCTCGTTGCAGTATGGTTTCAGCAACTTCCTGTTCTATAGTCTTGTTTGTTTCCTCCATGATAATATCCCATTTAAAATGCAGGAGTGGACAAGAAACCCACTCCTGCTAAAGTCTATGCTACTTTGTTGAAGTAGATGATTCTGTGTAAGGCTGCACCATATTTCCATTGGCCGGTTTCAACGCCTTCGCCTCGTAGTGGAGGAGTATACCGTCCGCAGCAGCGTAGCTTTCCTCTACCTTAACGACAGCACGCGGCATGATGAAGCCTTCGCACGCTGTATCTTCCGGTGTAAGACGGAAAGCATACTCGCCGGAAATGATGCCGTTATTGTCCTCGAAGGGTCTTGCCGCCCCCTTCTTGACAAACAAATCGAATTCCAGAACGTAAGTCGCGGGATTGTATCGAATATCCACAATCTCGCCGCCCTCTTGCGTTGCGGTAACCTCACTACCTGCCGTTACCGTTAACTTGCAGGTGTCTTCCTTCGGGGTGTCTATTTCCGTCCAGGTGCTTCCTGCGACTCCGCCCGTTGAGGTCGTCTTTTCAAGTTTGGGTTTTCCCCAAGATAATACTGACATAATCGAATCTGTTTAAAGATTTTTACTCTGATAACTTATCGCTAATAACCTGTACTCGTACTCATCCGGCGTAGTATCTATATTTTAGCTTCACCACGACGAAATGCTGACTGATTTCCGCCTCCTCTTCCGTGTAGATGGTTTGTTGGAGGGAAAACTTATAGCATGAGACATCGGCGGTAAGGCCGTCCACCCATGCTTGCGCAAGGCGTTCCACTTCTTCGGTACGTTCACCGTCTTCCACCCACACGCCGTTAGCGTATGGGTCTACATCCGGCACGTAGATGTTCACCGTTACAACACCCGTTTGTATCTCATCCGGAAGTCCTGCGGTGAATGTCACGATAATATCCTCCTTCTTGCTGTCGCGGGGTCTGTACCCGTTGCGGTACACCTCGCCCGAAACCTTTGAACTCAGAACACTATCTCGAAGGAGTTTGTATATATCGCCCTGAACTTGTTTACCTGTCTTTGCCATCGTCATTTCAATCCAAGTTTATTAAGCATTTTCGGTACGAGTTTGTCTGCAAGCAGTTCCGCGCTATCCAGTACGTCATATCCTTTTGCCGACACATACGATGCGTAGTGCATACCGGCCACAACAATTAGGGCGATTCCTTTAGGGTAGGAGAGAGCCAGCTCCTGAGCGTATTTTTCACCCGTGGAAGTACCTTCGCTTCCCTTCTTTACCTTTCGGAATCCACTCTGTTGCACTACGGCGCCATCCTTCACTATCACGTATCCGAGCGAACTACGTAGGTTTCCCGTCTGATCCTTATAGGAGTTGGTTCCACGGGCAGTTCTCAAACATCGTTCTCCTACGTACTGCATCCGGTAGAGAAGAGCCTCTTCCAGGTGCTGTATACGAAGGTTCAGATAATCCTCGATAGCGGATTCAGGTGTTGTCTGTACTATAGGCATACGGTTGTCAAATCAGAAGTTTAACTTCACACACGGCATCCATCGGTTCCGGCGGTGCAATGAGAGAGAACTCCCCGAGGTCGGTGCCGTTCATATCCCGTAGCCTAACCTGTTCGGAATCCGGAATGGGTCGCTCCTCCAGCAATACCGTATAGCTTGCTGTAGTGAAGTGCTCCCCGTTCACCATTCCAAGGTTGTTTCTGCTGTTTGGTATGAACTGACACTCTATCGGGTCGCTCCATGAGGCCTCGGACGACTTGAGAGGATAACCCGTTTCAGGGTCTATACCTCCGGCCGTTGCTTTGGCCTTGAATTCTATCGTACCGTTCGGAATAATCATAGCCGTGAGCCTTTATATCCATACTGAACGCTTGCAGCCATGGCAGACGGTTCTAACTCACCATAGATAGCATTAGCCTCCTTACGCAGAAGCTTTCGCTGCTCGTCCGTGAAGGAGAAGGACTGTCCTCCCTGCGTCACATCTGGAGCAAGAGACAACCAAATAAGAAGGTCTGCCTTGGCAAGTCTATAATCCTTGTCGGATAATCCTTCCTGAGTAGCTTCAACGGTAAGCGTAATGTTCCGTCTGTCTGCCACCTCGCATAAGGTACGCAGTGGGATGGGGTAGGCATTAATGCCTTTTAGTGAATCCAATACTGTTGCCATAGCTATTCTGCTTTACAGGTTAATCCCAATCTTTCGCGTCGGTGCGCAGGTAGATGTTGTGGTATGCGGTATCAAGTACCGGAACTGCATCTGCCTGACCGATGGTAATCTCGGACTGCGGTTCTGTCTCTCCGTACTTCTTTACTACGGTGTGAGCACGTTCGGCACGCAGAATCAGGTTGCTGTTCTCCTGGAGAATATCATACTGAGTGGTACCGAGAACTTCACTTTCGGAAAGAATCAAGCGACTATCGGCAAACGGGTTGCCGGAAGTCTGATTTCCGTTTATGAGCTCACGCGTAATGGTCTGGTCGATAACGCGCAACTGGATACCGTTCAACCATGCCTGTTTTGAAAGCATTTGGTTGATGGTGTCCAAAGTAGGAGTCTGAGCCATACCAACGGCATTTTGGACGTAGCTTGCACAAGCCTTGATTATTTGCTCGGAAGAGCTAATCTTGTACAACTCGTTCAAGTTGATGAACCCAAACTTCGGATTCAGGTTGTTGTCCTTGGCAAACTTGATATTCTTGGCAAAGTCACCAATAATATCTGCCTTGGATGAATCCGCCCAGTCAGTGGAGGTAGCTCGCTTGAAGTTCGGGTCTACATCATAATCGAGGTCATACTCATTCGCATGGGTCGCGTTGTTGGTCGTAGTAAAGGCCAACTTACCGGCATTGGATGCCAAAGACCAAGCGATGTATTCAATCTCACTCTGTACACCGGTAAAGCAAAAATCCACGTCTTCGCCCCAGTACTGCGCCAAACTTGCCGCGTCCTGGTCTTGCGCCATAGCAAGAGCGTATTGATAATCTTTAATTTCACTGCGAGACATCTCACGCTTGATAGCGATGAACGGGACATCTCCCTTTGAGCTCTCAAACACAGGACGACTCTTACGAACGATGGTGCCGTTATCGGTGTGGATATCTGCAGCCACGTTCTTCTTTCCTAACTGGTTTTGAAGCGTTCCCCAAGTAAAGCCGTTTATCTTTTTTACGGGGAAGTGCTTGCCGAAGTAGAATGTAGAGGCATCAACCGTGTTGAGGCGTGCCTGTATCATCTTCTGAGAAAGTCCCTGAATAAGGGTATTTACAATAGTTCCCATTGTCCTTTATCAATTAGTAGTTAACAATGTTTGGAATCGCACTCTTGACGAAGTCCGGCAATTCGTGATCTACGGTAACGCCGATAACGACTGCATCGGTATCGAGATTACTTTTCTGTTCGATAGGCTTTCCGGTACCTGCAAGAGCAAATGGGGTGTACTTCAATGCGGAAGAATCACCTGTCGCACCTGCTTCCGCAATGAAAGCTCCGGCAGAGATGACACCAAGCGCCGCACCTACGGTGATGGTGTCGGTATTCTGGGCGGAACTGTCGATAGCGGTAATGGCTTGTGCCGTGCCGCCAATCTTTGCGGTTATCGCATCGCCCACCTTGAAGTTGTGTCCCTTGTTTACGGTGATTGCTTTTGCAGCCTCCTTTACATCGGCTGCCACCTTCGCAATCTTCACCACATGACTGATTCCGTCAATCGGTTTACTGAGTACAGCACCCTCATTGAGGTAGTCGCCTCCGAGTTCGGATGTTGCTACTGAGAAGCCGCCCGGAATATCAGCAGTTTTGTGCAGGAAGACACGTTTTACTCGCGTATCTCTTCTGCGTCTTACGGTCATTGACATAACGTTGTGCTAAATTAGAAGTGAAACATTAGAACGGCTGGTCTCCGTCCTTCAAAATACTGCCCTCACGTTTCGAAATCAGTTTTATCTGTTCCTCGGTGAGTTCGTCTTCCTTTCGGTTGCTACCGGTGAAGGAAGGTTTGCCAACGACAGCCCCTTTTGTTTTGGCGTCCTTCATGATGCCTTCTACCTCGGTGCTGACCTCTGCGACAAGAGCGGTGAACTCCTCATCGCTGTATCTGTCGAGTTGAATACGGTCATACGCCTTCTTTACGGCTTCGGGCAATTTTGAAGTGATTTCTGTAAGTTGCTGCTTGCGGCTTGTGGTTGTGCGGTCTGTCTCCATCTTGGCGATGCGGTCGTTCAAGGTTTTGTTCTGTTCGATCAACGCTTTTGCCCAGGCAGGAGTATCATCCTCACCCCCTTTCTTTTCGGTCACACTCTGCATGACTTCTTGTTTTTGTACTTCGACAGGTTTACCGTCCTTCAAATTATGCTTCTTCTCATAGTTTGTTACTGCGCTTGCGGTGGCCTCCGTAACGCGGCTATCGGTGTAACTGTCGATTACTTGCTGCAATGTTACCCCCTCTACTGCGGTTGCAACTTGTTCAGCGCTTGTTACAGTCTTGCTTAGCTTATCGGCAATCCTGCTTAGGATGGAAGCCGCTACCCCCGGAAACTTGGTTGTAAGGGCTTGAAGAATTATTTCTTTCATGTTGTATGTCGATTATTAAATATAAACTGTTTACCATGCAAATATAATTCTTTTTCTTGATATGTTTATTGTAAAAACAGAAAAATTTTATTCACGGAATAAAATATGCCGAAAAATATGGTTTTTCAAGGTGATTCTTGCTATTTTAAAGCCTGAAAGTAAGATTTTTGAAGATTGGTTGCAACGGTTTCGGAAAACGGTTGTACCTTTGCCAAAGGAACTTTTTGTTCACTAAACATATAAAAAGCATATGACAGGAATCTACTTAACGGACGATGAGAAGAAGGCTCTCCTAAATATCGTACTCGGTTACTCTTCTATTCCAAGCGGCATGGGTGAAGACACTTATTCTGATTGCGTTAGCGAATTAGAAGGAAAGGGGCTTGTTCACGCTATGTGGGCGGAAGGACACCGCGTTGTCGATGCAAGGCCGACATCTAAGGGGCGTTCATATGTCCACTCAAATCCTACTATGAGAAATCCCATAAATTGGGCAATGGTTGGAGCTGTTGCGGCTGTTGTGACTGCTGTAATTGGTATAATTGCCATATTTGTGGCGTGTGCAAAATAATTCTGTAACAACATGACGAAAGAACAGCGATTAAAGAAAGCAATAGAAATTGCGCAGGAAAGCATCTATGATACAGCCGTCTATCTTGGCAGATGGAACGGGTACAATGTTTTTGAGCCAACGTTTACGGATGACAAGGAACATATTATAGGTATACCACAGTTCATCCTTGAATGGAATGGAACATTCCGATGGACGAATAACACGGCCGTTTCTTTTGCCATTATGGACGCTTTTCCATCAAAAGAATAAGATTTTTATCAATTTGTTTGGAGAAATCAAATATAAAGGCTACATTTGCGACGTTCTTAGGGGACGTTGCACCATCTCGGTGAGGATACCTTCGAGCAAAACCGATTAAGTTCGTGAAACTTACCCCTACGGGATGGAGAAGTTATTAGGAGCCATTTGGCTCCTATTTTTGTTAATGCTCCCAGAGTTTCTTAAACCACGACTTAAAATTAGGCGTTTGGACCTGTTTTTCGTTTACAGTGACAAGTTTTGAGCCATTGAATAACAATATCTCTTTCAAACTTCCACTCTGTTCAAATGCCTTTTTGATGTTTTCCGATATGTAATTGGTATTTGTCGTCCCTACAATATCCACACAGATGCGTTCAGCCTGCTTTGCTCCTTTGTTCAGCAGATGATCAAGAGAATTCTTTCCATTGAGCGTCTTCCCTTCGAGATAGTACATCTTGCCTTTCCGTTGCAGGATAAAGTCTGCACTTGTAGAATCGCTTGGGTTAGGAAGGAAATACACATCCATTTTGTTTGCGACCAACTTTTTTGCAAGAGTAAGGTTCTTCGGCATTTCTTTCTCCTTCAACACCTTGTCAAAAGAACTCATGTTGATGCCAAAGATAGAGCCATCCTTTGAAGAGTGATAGTTGAGCCTTTTAAAACTCTTATCGGTTGTTATTTGTTTAAGAATCTCCACCTTCTCCTTGTTCGTACCTACTGTGTAGTATTTCTTTATAAGAGACACAATACCATTAGAACTATCTACCGAACCTACTATGTTATCGCCAGTCACGCCCCCTACAATACTCTTACTTCCTGCCTTAGTAAGGACCTTTGTGCATACTTCCGGATTAGGCATAAGATTATCCACACGAAGCAACTTGATACCTCTATTTAGGTCAATATCCTTGATATAATCTACAAATTTAGCTATCACTTGACCACTTTGCGGGTCATAATATCGGAATGTATTACCTATTTTTTCTACGGTAATGATATGCCCACTATTACTTTTATTCCACAACCATGAAATGTGATAGCGTCCGTCTTCTGTAATTTCTGATTCAAGTGCTTTGACCAGTTGACTGCGGTTTGAACAAGTTTTCTCGAACACTTGCCACGTCTTTCCACTCCATTTGTTTCGCTTAGTAATCGCCGTTGCGCCTATACGTCTTGACGTCGGAGTATTCCCAAGTTCATTAACCCATGCTTTTTCCGTTGCTTGAGAAAGCTCTTCCAAAGCGCTACCCTTGAGGTTTGGTAATGCCTCCACCGGAAATCCACGTCTTCTTAACTCGTTTGCCACAACACACGTTTGACAATTGACACGGTACGCTTCATCTTCGGCATAGTGCGGATTTCCTCTCATCTCGTTTGCTTCTTCGAAGCTCATAACCTCTCCCTGAGTGATGCCCAATGCCTTTTCTATGGCTGCATATTCTTTCGCCTTCTCTACTGAAACAATAGATTCCTTCACCGCTATCCCCAGCACCTCATTCACTCTCGCCCTGTTATCCTGCACATAGTAAGGCAGTCGAGCATTATCCACCGCCTTAATGGTGTCGGAATACTTCTCTATATGGTCTTTGAAAGCCTGCGGAACGTCCTCCACCTTGTTCACGCTCTCATTGGTGGTATCCTCGCCGTTTAGGATGCGGTCGGTGTCCTCGTCCATTTCCTCCTCCGTCTTTAAGATGGGCTCGGCATGACAACGGCAGTGAGGATGCCATCCGGTGAACTTGAAGTCCTTCGGATACTTCCCTGCAAGTGCATCGCAGATGTCGAGAAACTCGTGCGGCTTACCATCGGAGCCAAGCAGTGTGTGGTTGTTGCTCGTCTTCACTTCTATCCCCACCACGAAATCCATTTGCTGCCAACGGAGGTAATCACTCGTTCGGTACGCCATGTTTATCTCCGTAGACGCCAAACGGCGTGCATTCTTATAACTGGAACGGTAGACACCACGCCCCGGATGGAACTTCGCCGCAGCCTTCGAGAGCTGCAACTGTCCATGCTCATCGCGCACACGGCGAAACAACTTGTCGGGATATTGAAGATACTGTTTCAATTCACGAGCCATAGAAGGAGCGTCCTTGCCGGAGCGGATACCCAAATCGAGCCCCATCTCTATCTCGTTACGGAAGTCGTTGGTGTACCTCCATACACGTTCGCTCAGATTCAACCCGTTCTGCTTACGGAGCAGGAACGCATCCAGTGCAGCCCCATTACTGGAGAAGTAGCGTGCGTACTGTTCCTTCGTCAGGTTGCCAATATTATCACCAAAAACACGCTGTGAAAGCGCATTATTCTTGTTATTGGAGAGCGTCCAAGAAGAACGCACACCATTCACCACAGCCGCCTCCATGGAGTTGTGAAGACTATTTGTTAGCTCGTCTATCATCTTCTTCGTTTCCGGATAATCATCGAAGGAGAACACCTTGTCCGGATTGAAGGAACGTAGAGACACACCAATTTTAGCCGCCTCCTCGGCAGCCTTACTGTAGATAAGTTTTATGCGCTTATCCATCAACGCCATATTGCGAAGATGAGTGCGGTCGTATTTATTGTTTATCTTTGGCATACTGATTTTATAAATTCCGTTCCTGGAAGAATTCGCAAGCAGGATCAGTGAGGAACTTGCACCACTTGCCAAACTTCGTCCCCTCGTCCTTCTTGCATCGACAAAGAATCAAATGGCCGTCCAGGGCTTTACTTTGCCAATCGTAGGAGTGCAGGCAATCGGAGCACCGTTTCGTAACAGTACCCCGAGCCTTAACCTTTGCACTGGATATCTTTCTCGGTGGCATACGCTTACTCTGTTAGTCCTAAGTCTTCTAATTTGTCTTGGTCGTTAATCTCGGCAAGCGTCTTCTCGGCATCGTCCGTCCAGCCCAACATAGAGATGGATTCGCGCTGCGATACGATAGGCTTGTTTCCGTTGGCCGCAAGAAGGTTGTCTATGGTTTCCTTATCATCGTTGATACTGAACGGTGTTATCTCGTTCTCTATCTTCAACGCATCAATATCCTTGTAGTAGGACTCTCCAAGCATGATTTTCAAGTACGCCTTCACCACGTTCACCTCTCTATCGAAGAACTCCAACAAACGGCCGCTCTCATCCTTCACCTTTAGTTTGGCATCGATAAACATCTGTTTTCTACTCTCACCGGACAACGCCTGTTGGCTCATTTTCTCATAGCTCCAGTCCGGCAGTTGCAACATGGTAAAGAACAAACTACGCAACTGTTCTATATAGAACTTCATGCTGTCAATGGCTTGCGACCATGTTACATACTCGGCCTTGCCGTTACTTGGAAATTGCAGTACCGTTTTAAACTCACGTGTACCCTTCTTCTCATCCCCGAATTTAATAGCCTCGTCCGTGTACACAACGAACTTCGGTTTACTGTTCTCACGGAGGTAATTACCGTTACGGGAAAGCGCCCACTCCATCTCGTAGACTATCTTACTGGTATCCTCCCAAATGGGTGTCGGGCGGAAGACGTAGATACCCGGTATCTTCAAGAGTGTGGTGTTCTCGTCCTCCACCACTTCCCATTCGCCGCTTAAGTTGCTCCATTTGATGTGTCGGTCATCGGTGTAGGTATCGAAGAAAGAAACCGTCTTGTTTCCTACCGTCCGTCTGTAACCTATACTCATCGCCATCATGTCTCCGTACTCGTCGAAGTAGGGGTAGAGTTCGTCACCGCTCATGGGACTGAAACTTCTGCAACGCAGTTTAAGGTGGCTGTCAAAGCCATAGATATTGTTTTCCTGCTCTACAGCGTACCATAGTGTAAACACCTCGCAGCTCGCGAAGAGTTGCACCATGCGTTCGTTGTTCACGCTGTCTATTCGGTTACGCATAAAGATAGCCTCAAGGAAGGCCGCAATTTCTTTCTGACGGTCGTTTTCGGGCTTGTAGATACGCTTTACCGGTATGCCGCAAACAAGTTCACTCATGCGCTTTGTGGCAAGTCTCTGAAAGTCGAGAGGAATACGTGTAACCTCCTCTATACCGTCAGGTCTCACGATATCCGGATACTTCTGTTTGTTGTTTACCGGATGCTCCTTTGGGTCGTATTGTATACGAAGTCCCTCCTCACTACCCCACGCAGGTACGGTAATGGTCTTATCCTTAAGGCACTTTATTTTGTCCTTCTCGGAAATGTCGCTGTTTAGAATGTCTTTAATATTCGGCATTGTTTTATATGTTTTGGATGTTATACAAGTTGTTGCAGTCGGTCAAGGTCTGTTTTCGCAAACGTGTTGGTTACCGGATAGAAGGTGTTTGCCAGTGCATCGAAGCGGTCGGGACTGTGCCCCAAACGTTTCTTTATATCGTCCTTCGGCTCTATGATGATCTTCCCATCCGAACGAAACGACCATCGTATTTCTGTGGCCTCCTCGGTAAACTTCCCGTCCGGAGGAAGCATTGCCCCCGTGTTGTTCTTCGGGTTCAACCAATCACGGACGCACCAAAAGAGATAAGCCCTCATGTTGGCAAACCTGTACTCACCGGTAATGTCCGTAAGTTCTTTGTTTCTCTTTTTTGCTCCCTCACTGTATTTGCAACTGATAATGTAATCAGGCTTCCGTTCCACCTCCACGCAGCGACTATACACGCCTGCGCCCTCGCCGATGGTATCTATGGCCACGTACATGTATGGGTGTTTTCGTCTGCGTTCAGCTATCTGTCCGGCAACGGTCATGTGGTCGGCCGTACCGCCCGAGTTGTGACATTCGAAGGTAGAGCACCACGGGCCCGAACGTTCCACATAACAGGTGGCATCTCGTCCCATTCCTGCCACATCCACGCCGAGCATGCGTTCTTGTTCGCGAGCTGCATAGTGTTCCGTCCATCTGTCTTGTGCCGCCTCTATCCATTGCTGAGGGATAAGAACATCCTCGGACACCTTCGGAAACTTACCGAGCACCTTCTTTCGGAATAAGTCCTCGGGGCGGTACCACTGTCCCTCAAACTCGAAGTCGTCCATTTCCTCCATCCGTTCCTCTTTGCTGATGGGGGTACACCAGTTCTCGAGTTTGTCTTTTATCCATGGGTAATCCACTTGTCCGGGAATGATGATGCGCTTCTCCACTACATTGGGAGCTGACAAACTGTTTAAACGGAACTTTGACCAACGGTCGCCCTTCTGGGTGCGCGCGGCATAACCCACCGTGGTATTGGGGTTGAACACAAGTAAAATGCGGCTATCGCCTTGTAAGTTACCTTCGATGGCATCGTAGATGTTGTCTGCAATACCGGAAGCCTCCGTTACGATGAACATTGTATGGACAGCGTGGAATCCTGACCACGCCTCATGATTGTTGGCATCTGCCTTGAATCCCGTGAGGAACCATTCCGTATTTCCCGTGTTTATACGGTCGGTAGTTACGATACCGGGGAGGTCTATCCCTCGCTGTTTGGCTCTGTAGAATAGACGGCTCACCTCCGGCATCATGATGTTCTTCACTTGTCGGTCTGTCGGCGCGGTGAGGGCTATTTTGGTATTCTCTACGAGTTCGTGCCTGGCGTTCCATCGTGGGGTGAGATATAAGCAGCTCACGGCACAACAAGCCGATACAAAATCCTTTCCCCGTGCCGTTCCGGATGTAACGGAGGTGCGTGGATTGTGCTGCACGGAATCCACAATGGCTTGCTGTTCCTTGTCGAGGTTCGCACCCAGTGCCTCACGGATGAACTTGTTCCAGTCCGCCCGCCACGACGTTAGGAGGTCTATTCCTCGCTGTTGTAACAGTTGATCTTCTTTCTTTACCATTGATGGTGATTTATCGTCCCTCGTTATCCTCTACCACATCGCTTTCCATAAGGAAGGAGGCAAAGGAGATACCTCCTGACACGTCCTTCTTCTCCGGAGCATACAGTCCGAGCAATTTACGGCGTTCCTGCAACTGTTGGCGTATCTCGGTAATGTACGTTGATGTACCAAGTCCGTTAATCTCCTTCGACTTTTCCCATGCCTCCCACAATTCCGTACAGGCTGCATCTATGCGATGGAGCTCCAGGTTTAGGTTATCCTCCATGTTGTCGCAAACACGTTCATCAAGCAATTTCTTTGCCGTTTCGATATCGTTCTTTACCGTGCCTATTGCATAGCTTTTGAGATGGAGTTCTTCCATCACCTTTTCTCGTATCTGTCTGTACGTATACTGACGCAGCCAAAGCCGTGAGACAATTTGAAGTCTCGCGGCTTTGGCTTGTATCTGCCGTTTATCCTGCATCTTACTCATAGCTGTATCTCATTGTGTTGACACATGCAAAGTTACGCAAAATGTTTATTTGATAAACGTGATAACGCAAATTTATTTGCGATTAGGGTAATTTTCCACCCCCTTTAAGGCCCTTCTATGGCTTCTTTTAGCATTTTTAGCGTTGCTCCGGAGATTAAGGCGTCTGGCACGGTGCGAAGGACACGCCACCCCATCAGCGTGGCGGTATTGTATTTCTCCACATCTCCGAGGAACCCTTTCGGCCTTGTGTGCCGCCCCTGCGACCACACACCGCCCTCTACCTCGAGAGCGATTTTGTGTGCAGGAATGGCGTAATCAAATCTCCACCGCCTTGTAGGATGGAACTTGTACTCTTTGATGCAATCCACGTGCAAATCGGAGCGACACAAGGCGGTGAAGTAGTCGTGTAATGGTTCAGTTGGTTTCTTCTTCGCCATTATCTACGTCTTGTTGGGTCATAGACGGCGAGTAGAAACGCCACGGTGCTTACCCACATGAGTATTGCGATAGCTGATTCTCCTTCTGTCAGATGGCAGATGAGGATAACGGCTGAGTACAGCATGCTTAATACAAACAGTAGTATAATCATCATGCTTCCGCCCCCTTTCCGTCTTGTTCGTCCTCACACTGCTTCACAACCGCTTCGGCCGAGAATGGCTGCGGCTGTCCTGTCTGCTTTAGATAATCTCTTGCCATTAACGCCGTCATCTCGAAAAGCGATATAAGGCTCGGCACCCGGATTAATAAACCGGGTAAAGCATGAAACATCAGATTCTGTTTCTCCCAATCCTGTGGGAGACTCAAGGCGCCGCCATTTCCTTTGCAGGCGAACACCATAAAGCTATCGCTTTCTTTTATCAACTTGATAGCTTCTTTCTTTTCTTTATCCATGTCAAATTTATTTAGTTAGATACTCTAATAATTCGTTTGCGCAATTCTCGTTATACTCCTCATCGTCATCCGTGAACGACTTTACAAGAAAGATGCGCTTCCCCTTTCCTTCTATGTCGTATTCCGCAAACACCTCGCACCACGGATGTTTATCATACTTCCGCATGTAGAACTCGTTAGGGCGGTTTGTCTTCATGTATGCCGTATCTCTGTTCAATGAATACGAACCATCAATCCACCTATCAAAGTATTTGTTTCGCTCTTCGTTCAATCGCTTTATCGTTCGCCTTGCTTTTGCTGCCCCAATGCTCTGTCGGATTACCACCACGCATAGCACCACAACGCAAGCAAACAGAATCAAATAATACTGCATCATATCTTTAATCTTTAAATTTATAATTTCTGTCCTTGCACCAAATAAGAGTCATTTTTTCGGTTGTATCTTAACGAAGGTTTCCTTTAAATCATCAAGCAATTCATCGTAAGTACTAAAAAGTTCTTTCTCGTACATACGAAACTGAGCCACGTGATACACAATATCCTTTCCCTCCGTTGATATTGCATCTATCACGCCGGTAGTGATTTTGTTCCAACACATCCAATACACTCTGTCGCCTACATCAAATCTTGTTTTCATATCCCTTCTATCTATTATCGCCGCTGCCACCAATCATTCCACGCTGTTTGCGGCTTTGCAGCTTCTGAATGTTCATATCCGCTATTTCTTCCAAGGAGTAGCCCAAGTCATTGGCAAGGGTGGCACAATACCACATCACATCGCCTATTTCCTTGGCTATTTCCCGTTTCTTCTCATCTGTGAATACTTGTCCGTTGTCGCGGATAACCTTCTTCACCTTGTCGGCCACTTCGCCGGCCTCACCGGTCATGCCGAGTGTCGGATAGATAATTCTTTTATCTTCCGGATAGATGGCGGTTGTCAGTGCCGCCTGTTGATACTCATTTACTGTCATTGCTAATTGTTATTGCATTATCGTTAAACATTACTCCTGTTACTTTGTCTGCGGGTATGACACACACTTTGCCTCCCACTTCGTAGGCAACCCACTTCACGGATCTCCATTTGTTATCTATTCTTGCTTTCATGCTACCTTATTCGTTGTTTTGTTTCTTTAAATCCGGGACGGCGTTGTTACCGCCCCGGGGTGGATAGAAAGAATTTTTGTTTTAATCTCTGTGTCGGTAGCGTTAGAATGGCAGGTCGTCTGCGTTCTCTACCTCCGACTTGGTTGTAACCGGCATCGGCTTAACTGTCTTCACAATGGCATGAAGTCCTCCAATGATGGGAGTGGCGCGGAGTTCCTCCTCCGTCATCTTCTCCTTTACCTCCTTGGGGAAGTCCACCTTGATGCAGTGCGTGTCCACATACTTTTGCTCTCGCATCTCTATTGCTACCGTGTTGAGGTAGCACCCTTTCTCACCGAGGATAAGTCCGCTTTCCTCGTCGATGGGGATACACAAGCACCGCTTTGTTTCGGTCTTGCCCTTGATGTTGGTTACAAACGCCCCCTTCACTTGGAGGAGGTCGTGTCTGATACTGAAATTTGGCATAAGCTACAAATTTAAAAGTTCGTCAATATATTTTGTTTCTTCTCGCTTGCAGTACTCCTCGGAAACACGGTCGCCCATTTCGTGAGCTTCACGTCCCTTTCTTCGGTAGTACCGTATGTTGTCTTTAATACTTTCGCGCCATAGGCTCTTGTAGTCCTTCATTGGAGCGGTACCTCCCCTTGTGCTTGCTTTTCATAGATAGCCTCTAATGTCTGGACGGAAGTCTTTAGCAGGTGGTATACTTCCGGGTACTCGTCCATCGTGTCCACAAAGAGCGGCACCAACTTCTCTTGTGCGCCTCCGAAGCAGAAGGACTTACGGCGTTCTCCGTTCTCTTTAAACTCGCCTAAGATGGAGAATACCGCGCGTTCTCCATACTCTTCTTTCATCCAATCGTAAGCATTGGATACATGTTCTTTTCTTTCCATAATTGGTTGTTTTAGGTTCTTTATACTGTTGTGTTCAAAACATTTTTGTTCAGGTCGTTAGAACGGGCAATCATCCGTTCTTTGCCGGAAGGTGTCCTCTGTTATGAAGGAGCGATGTTCGTTCTGTTCTCGTTGGCGTTGTAGCCTTTTCTGTTCCTCTTCCCGCAGGTGGTTGCTGTTGTCCCAGTTTATTTGAGTTGAGATGGAGGGGTTGAAGGGCACGTACCGTCCGTTGTTAAGGTTGTACTTAAAGAGGGCTGTCCCGGGCTGTCCCAAGTGTCGGAATCTCACCTTTGCCACAATCACTTGCACGGTGTCGGTGGCTCTGTCTCGGTGTATCACCAGTCCGAAGTCCGCTCTATTGTAGAAGTGGGCCGAGCCGCTTATGTCGTAGAGGGTGGGTGGTTCCAGTACTCCGTCCTTATTTTTGTGCTGCTTGGCGGGGTGAGCCATAAGGATGATCAGGATGTCTTCCAACTTGGCGAATCTTGACATTCTATCCAGCATCTTGTTGATGCGTTCCGTTTCGTTTTGCCCCTCGTTTTCGTCCTCCAGGTAGTTAAAAGGGTCAATTACGAGGGCTTTTATACCCTTTTTGCGTACCAAATACTTAGCTTTTGCAAGTATTGTTGTGAGTTTGTAGTCCTCTTCCGGGTAGATGAAGTAGAAGTCGGTTTCTATGTGTTCCTTTACTTCCGAGTACTCGTCCACGGGGAGTCTTCCCTTTACAAACTTCTTCCCCGAGAACTTTTCTATGAGTTTGCTCACGTGGTAGGCAAGCGGGGCATTCTCGGGTGAGAAGTAGGCAAAGCGCCAATGGTAGCGTATGTTGAGGCGTTCGGCTATCTCGTCGATGAATTCCGATTTACCGCTCGATGGGATACCAGTAACGATGCACAGGCGCTTTGTTTCGAAACTTATGAGGTCGTCTAAGTTATCGTGACCCACCGTTACGCCTTTTTGAAGTCCTTCTTCGTAGATGGCATCGAGGCTTGTTTCGAAGTCTGTCAGGCTGAATACTCCGTCCACCTTGAATTCCGGTGCGTCGGCAAGGCACTGTAGTAGGCTTTCTTTTCCGTGTGCCATCAGGTGCTCGTTGGCATCCTTGCAGTCTTCGCCATATTCCACCACTCGGCAGCGTTCCTTCCCGAAGCGGTGCAACAGTTCGTCACGGAGCATTACGCCCTTTGTGTCCGTATCTACGGCTATGTAGATGGTTTCCTTGTTCTCAAAGTAATCGTCTATGTAGTCGTCCAAATAGTCTAAATTGGCGTTGGCTCCATTGGGTACGCTTACCACATCGTGACGGCCGCACTCATAGAAGGAGAGGGCGTCCATTTCCCCCTCGGTGATGATGCACTCTTTGGTATCCTTGATAGCGTCCAGGTTGTAGGGGATGAGTTCGGCACCCGAGCAAAGCTTAAAGCACTTGTCGCCGGTGCGAAACTTGGTGTTCACGAGTTTTCCGTCGCGGTAGTAGTTGAACTGTACCGTGTTGGCTTTGCCTTGTTTCTGCGGCATCCACTCCATACCCTCCGTAACTTTCATGTCGCGCAAGGTTTCGGCACTGATGCCACGACTGTAGAACCAGGCGAGTGCTTTTTGCTCCATAGAACCGGTAACACGTTCTTCCGGCAGGCGGTATTCCGGCTTTTTCTTCTTACCTACCTGCGGCGGACGAAACCAGTACTGTTGCTTCATCCACGCACGCTTTTCCTCGTCGGTGTGGTGATGTAGCGTACCGCTCCACCCACAATAGTGACAGTGCCATATTCCCTGATCTAAGTCCACAGATAGGCTTTTGTCGCGCTTGTTGGTGCGAGTTTCGTGACATTGCGGGCAGATGGTCTTTACCTTCCCGTTTGTCTTTCCGTATGGTATTTCTATGCCATAATCGGCATATGTTGTTGCTATCATTGCTTTTGTTCCATTTATACTTCTCGTTTACTTCTTTTGCTCTTCGTGCCGTAAGGGCATCAGGGCAAGTCTTCCCACCGTCCGCTTGCGTCACTCCACCAGTGTGCTTTGCTTGGTCTTGGTGGTGCGTCCTTGGGCACTATCTTTCCACTTGTGCCATAAGTGCGGTTTCCTTGCGCTGTAATCCACTCATCCACCCCGAGGGGTACATCTGTACCATTTTCGCTTTTTAAGCGCTTAGAAGGCGTTTCTGTGGCTTTATCGCGGGAAATCCATGTTCTTACTGCTGCTTTCCAGTCCTTCATGGGATGATTCCCTACCTTCCAGCCTATACTTTCGTAGTAGTCCATGAACCGCCCTGCGTCTATCTCGTAACCCTTCTCCCTTGAATATCCCAAAACTTCTTCTTGGGTGGGAGGGCGAAACCGTCTGACGGGTTCGCTTTCTTTCTTACTCTCTCTTTCTTTTTCTGTATTTATAGAATCGTTAGATTCTTTATACTCAGCATTAGCATTAGCATTAGCATTAGCATTATAGTTCTTATGTATACAAGTTGTACGTTTGTATACATTTGTATCATTTGTATTCACTTGTACGTTTTGTATACACTTGTATTCATTTGTATCCTCCTGTTCGTCTCGGAGACGCTGCCACCTTGCATTGATAGCTGCTCGCCGTTTCTCGCACATGATTTTGTATTGCTCTTGAGCCATATCTACGTCCCTTCTCATAATTTTGAACACAAGCTTACTCTCCCCGTGTAGGTTGTCCGGTAGTGTTCCATCTTGAGCATAGGCGATGATGGCGTCATATACGGCGCATCTGTCTTCGGGTGAGAAATCATCGAGGAATTCAGCCCATCTGCAGAAGAAAAGAAAAGTCTTTGCCATTGTTGTACTGTTTTTTAGTTTGGAAATTCTCCCGTCCCGTTGTTGAGACAAGACGGGAGATGTGCTTATCACTCAGTTAGCCAAGATAGTAGTCGGCATACAGTTCTATGAACTGACGACCCGCGTACGTGGCGAGTTTTTCGGTCTTGAAGCAAAGACGAGACCCGAAGTACGGACCCGAGCACGAGGGAACGCTGAACGAATTCGAATAAACGAGCCCGGCAGCCGCACCGCTATACGCGTAACCACCCAAAAGAAGGCCGCCCCTCTTTCTCTCATCTGACAGCATGTCCCATTCCTCCTTTGAATAGAACACGAACAACGGATAATAGACATAGTCCTCAGAATCAACAGACGGGAGCTCCCATTCTTCACCGTTGAGCGCGGCAGCGATGATACGCAGTTTCATGAAGGCAAGGAGATTGCGATATTCGTTCACCCCCTCGCAGATAAGATATACTTTGTCGTATTCCATGATGAGCGGATTGTTGGGAGACAACTCGTCATAAGCATCGCTGAAGGTCTTGATGCGTTCCGTTACGGGGCGGTTGTCCTCTTCTTCCTCTTCCTCGCCGGTGCATACGTCCAGTCCGAACAGTGCTATAAGCACCTTCTGCAAGTCATCGTTATCTTCTGCCACATTGTAGGCATCTCGTACTTGAGCCGCTGTTACGCTTACGATAGGCTCGTTCTTTTCGTTATTCTCCATTTGTTTGATTGATTTTGTTGATTTTGTTTATAAGTTGTTTTGTTAGTCTCACTGCATTGCGCAGACGCAGGTTTCGCCGCATCGCCTCACGGTCTATGTTGGCGAGTATCACCGGAAGGCATCGTGCCAAGGTAGATACTATGTGGTTGGGTACGTTGCGCATAGCTAAAAGGGTTGTGTAGAGAGTTCTAAGGAGAACCCCGGGCGTGCTACATACGTAGTCTTGAGCGAAGCCTTTTCTATGTAGGCTTTGAACCGTCCTGCATCGCTGTTTCGACCGCTCAGATGCAAAAGAATCACGTTTAGTACGTCGCTTAGATCATTACCCCGAAGAATCTCTGCGGTTGTTTCCAATTCCATGTGCGAGTTGAGGAGGCGGTTTCTTGTAGAAGCCGGAACGGTGCCATTCTCTATGTTCGCCTGCAAGATGTCATCGGCATAGTTCGCCTCTATCATGATGTGGGCAATACCGTTCGGAATACGATATTCAAACATCATCGTATCCGTCAGGAACAAGAGCCGTCCCATCTCCTCATGGGTGATGATGAACCCCACGCACGGCACATCATGGCATACCGGGAGAACGTACACCTTGAATTCCCCAAGAATGTAACCGTGCAGGGGTTCTATCACCTTGGCGAAGTGATTTCCGCTCAGTCCACGGGACGTTAATACGTCCTCTATGGTGAGTATCCGAATACCACACGCCGCCACCTCACCGAGATACTTGGAATGATCACCATGGCGATGAGTACACAGACACCCCACCACACCCGCAAGCGTCCAGTTCAAAACACGCTTCACCTCCTGCATCTTGATGCCCGCCTCCAGCATGAGGGTTTCCCCGTTGGATGCCTGCAACAGATAACCGTTGCCGCTGCTGCTTGAACCTATAACTGTGAGTTTCATTCCTGTATCTTGTTTTTATGGGTTGGATTAATACGGAGCTTCATCGCTTACAGCCTGCGCCTTTCGGGTAGATGCCTTCTTGGGTGCTACGGTGTTTGTTACCACCTCGCCCGTCTCTACATCAACCACTTCGTAGGCTTCGGCATCGTCTATGTTCAGCGTCTTGCTGTTGGCACTCACGGAGATGGCATCGTTGCGCAGCTGATAGTCGTTGTCGCTCTCCTCTACGTCCTTGGAAATGGCACTTTGCATCTCTACGGACAGATAACCGTACTTGCTCAATAAACGGCGTATAACGGTCTTTAAAGCCATATCGTTGAAGTTGCCTTCCCAGCCTACCGTCTTGGAGACTGCGGCCGCGTTGGCCTTTTCTATGAGTGCTTCCACGGTGGTGGTCTTCTTTACACTCGGAGAGTAACGCTTGGCGTAGGCTGCCATATCTTCCACCGTTACGTACAGTGTCTTGGTGAATCCGTTCAAAAGTCGGAAGTAGCAGAAGTATCCCACCACCTTGTCGCTCGTTTTCTCACCATCGAAGGATATCTCACCCGTCAGTTTGTCGGTCTTGCTAAGTTCCCCTTCGTGCACCAGGTCGGCGTTGATGGTCTTGTACTGTCCGGTACGCATGGCCAACTGTATGTAACCCTTGTAACCTGGGATAAAGGTGGGGATTGGGGTAGAGGTCCATACTTCGCGCCCCTCCGGTGTTACTGTCTTCTCGTTCTTGTTGAAGGGAACGATGTATGCGAAGCCCAACGCCTTGTTCAACGGAAGGCGGAGTGTTGCCGCACGTAGAGCCTCCGTGATGAGCAGTTTCGGGTCGCAAGCCTGCAATGCCTTATCACCGGTGAAAAGGTCGATGAGAGAGGCTACAAATGCGTCCTTGTGTTCTCCTAACGCGTTCTTGAACTGTGCCTGGATGGATGGTGCGTTTATAACGCCCTTCAGTACCTCTACAGGCTTAACCTGAGGTGCCTGCTGTGCAACGGCCGTTGTAGCGGCGTTTGCTGCTGTTGTTACTTGTTTTTTCTCTTCCATAATCGTTTTTGTTAATGGTTTTATACTGTTCTCTATAAGTCAAAAAGGGTCTTGCCTTCCACGGCTTCACCGTAGTGCACGGTCAATTCCTTGTCCTTGGTTACCGTGAGGGTTATTACCTGACTGTTGGTTCCGGTAAGGTGGTTGATGCTTTCGGCTCCGTCTATGAAGATGGGTGCCTCTATGCCTTTGGCTTTGCAAATGGCGTTGATGATGTCCAGTCCGGCGTTAATCTTTCCGGCGGTGTTGGCGTCGGGGTAGGGGACACCGTTCACAAGCGGAATACAGCATTCCACTTCGGCGCCGTTTACCTGCGTATCGAAGAGTTTGAAGCGTACCGCGTGGAACAAGCCGTTTATCTTGTCCTCTATGGCACGTGTACGAGCCTTAGAAAAACTCATAGCGGTAAACTCCAGTCGTTCCAGACGTGCGAGCTCTTCATTCTGCCGTTTCAACTGTTTCTCCAGTTCTGCAATGCGTGCACCGTTCTTGTCGTTGTCTTCCTTGATGCGACGTTGTTTCAGGATGAAGTCTGTGAGCTTACATACGGTGTCTTCCAGCTCTTGACGTTTGGCAGACAGTTCTTCGTCGCTCTTATCCTTTACCGGTGCCTCTACAAAGGCTTTTAGCCGTGTTATCTCTGCATCCGTCTTCTTTATCTCTTCGTTGGTGTCCACGAGCGCTTGCAACGCGTCTATTTCCGGTTCCGGTACGGAGATGGTTAGACGAGGGTCTTTTCGTAGTTCGTTGGCCTTGTCTTTGTTCTTCTTAATGAAGTCCTTTACGGTGGCTATTTGTGCCTCTACGTCCTGCATGTTCTTTGTCACGGCCTTTCCACGCTCTACGTTTTTGTTCTTTTCGGCCATCTTTCCTTCCAGGTACTTGTCGATAATCTCCTGACGTTTGGTGTCTATCTCGTCTACCTCGTAACGTCTTCCACACGTGGGACAGATGAAGTCGGCCTCACTGATTGGGGCGTCCGCTGTCTGAATCTCTTCGTTGATGCGTTTCCAGTCGGCAAGCAGGATGCCGCGTTGTTTCATCCATCCGTCAAGCGTCTGCTGCAAGTGCACGAGTTCGTTCTTACCCGTCTGTACGGCTTGCTCGTTGCGCTTTATCTCCGCTTCTACCTTGTCCTTCTCCGTAAGTGCATCGTCGTAGGCCTGACGTGCCTTACGCACGAGTTTCCCGGCGTATTCTATGCGCTTGTTCTGTAGATCGCCCAACTGCTTCACCGCCCTCATGCGCTCTTCGTTGGCAGCCTGTGCGGAACTTACCTTATCGGACAATTTAGCACGGCTTTCCATAGCCTCTTTCAGTTGTGCTTCGGCCTCTTGAGTGTCCTCAGGTGTCTCGGTCATGTCTCGTTTGCGCTCGTCTATGCGTCCGGGTATGCTTTCTATGTCGGACTTCACCAGGCGTTTCTTGGCAGCAATCTCGCGACGAAACTCATCCATGGTTTTGTCGGTAAGCAGGTCGAGCAGGTCGGAGAAATCCTTGTTGCCCTTTGCTACATCGCGGTCTTCCACACCACCGGCCATCTCAAAGAGCAGTTGTCGCTGTACATCCTCTTTGCGTGTGGGGAAGTAGGCGGGATTGGTGATGAACTTAAAGACCTCTTCCGGACAGATGTTCTCACGGACCTTAGCATCGTACTCTTTGGCGCTACAAGGCACCTCGTTGTAGTAGCGCTGTTCGGTGTGTCCCTGAAACTGTTCCACGGCCTCGCCGTTCTTCTTTACCCACTTCTCCAGGTAGGCACGTTTCAGGGTGATGGTACGTCCGTCTACATTGATTGCAGCCTCAACCTCATGTGTCAGTTTCGGTATGGCTACTCCGTTCTCATCGGTAGTCTTAATGGTGAAGTCCTTCTTGTCCTCGGAATTCTTTCCGAAGAGTAGCCAACAGAAGGCATCGAACACGGTAGACTTGCCTACTCCGTTATCACCGCTTATGTCGGTGCGAAAATCAAAGTTCACGTGCAGGTAACGCACGCCTTTGAAGTTCTGGAGCTTCATCTCTTTTAGGATGATTGTTTTCATTTCTTCTTCTTTGTTTTGGGGTTAATACTTATGTTTAGCTTTTTCAGGGCTACGTGCGTGGCGGCTCTGTTTTCTACTTCCTGGTTGGTGAGTATCCGTGTTTCGGTGAGCCATGCTTCCAGTTCGTCTTTACGGAAGTATACGCGGATGCCTTTCTTGTAGTAGGGTATCTCGCGATTGGCGGTCAACTCGTATAGCGTTCGCTTGGATATGCCTGTAAAGGCAGCGGCTTCCTCTATGTCGAGTACCGGCTTTACGGAGAGGAGGGTGTACTGCTCCAGTCTGAGCAATGCTTCCTTAATCGTTTGCAGTTCACTTGTCATTTTTTTTTCGTTATTTATTCCGTTCTACACTATTAGTCTTGCTTGCGTTCGCTGGGTTCGTCCTTCTCGTCCAGTTTGTGCATGAAGTCTTCCATGTTCTTACGTGCTTCGCTGTGCTCTACGAGTTTCCACGCTTTGCAGCAGCCGTAAAGGACTGCGAAGGCTATTCCTTTGCCAAGCATGAACCCCCAGGAGGAGCTTGTACTGTTGGGGCTTTGTTCGCCTACGAGAACAACAAATGCAATTGTTCCTACTGCCAGTATTGCCACGAAAGCGGCGATATACTTCCACTCGGTTTTGTCAGATTCTTTCATAACTTTCTTACGCTTGTTGGTTGTTGATTCTTGTTTGTACTCGCTTACGTATCTCGTAGATGGTTCCGGCGCTCTTTATGCCGTACTTTCTCATGAGACTACGTGTTACATCGGTTCGCATGCTGCCTGCTGCTACGGCTCTTTCGTACTCTTGGTAGATGGCGTTGTCGCGTTCTTCGCGTGCCTTCTTTGCCTTTGCCGCTTCACCGATAATGAGGTCTTTGTTCACTGTCATAATTGTTGCTTATTTTAATGATTGTCTATTCTCAGGTAGTTACGCTCCTCGAGGAGTTCCATTACATCCTTTATCGAGGGGAGGAGTTTCAGCACCATGTTGCGGAAGTTGCCTACGTAGGTGCGTACTTCGTAGTATGGGCCTATCTGTGTCTTCACCATGCGGACGGCTGCTTTGCGGCCGTAGCTTCCGCGATACTTAGCCACCTTGCCGGTGGCCAACATGCTACGAAGGTTCTGTGCCTTCGTGGCTATTCGTTCTTTCATTATAGCTTCTCTTGTTTTCATATTCGTATCGTTTTAATTGTTAGTCTTCGGTATCCTCTGCCCATTCCGAGAGTTCTTGTACGACCTTTCTCAGGGTCTCTACATCTGCTTCCATTATTCTTCTTTCCATATTCTTTATATTTTTATCGTTAATATCCTTTCGTTTTCGGTTATAAATCCGTATCTTTGTACGGGTCTTGTTCCGGTTCGGGTGCAAAGATAAGAAGAAGTTCTAATTTGTGCAAGCATTTTTGAAACTTTCTTCTAAATATTTTTAGAACTAATTTTAAAGCAAAAGCAAAATGATTGAAAGTGAGCAACTTAAGAGAATCGTCGCTGAAATCAAGTTCAAGCGAGGACTTCGACAAAAGGAAATCGCAGATTCCCTTGGCATTACTGCCACCTATCTTTCCGACTTACTTAGTGGAAGATTGCCTGTTTCAGACAAAGTTCAAGTTAAGATTTCAGAACTTTATTCTGATTGTCTTACGAGCGTCCCGCAAGTGGCTGCGGGTGACTCCAACACCCAAATAAGCGGAAACGGCAACAATCTTATCGATTCCGCCGCCTTATCGAAGGCGTTTGATGAGATAGCCTCCCATCGTGCGTTATTGGAGAAGACGTTATCCATGATGGAGAAGAAGGACGAGCAGATAGACCGTCTGATAACGATAATCGAGACGAAGCACGATGATGTAATCACGGAGTAGTAATTATAATAAGAGAAGTATATGCAGACAGCGGACAGCCAAGAGATAGTAAATCGTTTTTTCGAAGCATTAAGACGATTGATCGCAGAAAAGAAGATACGTGGAAAGCAAACCTTCACTAACCGTTACGGAATAAACCGATGGAACATGATAACCTTAGAGAAAGAACCATCACGAGACATATTCCAACCCGCGTGGCTCACCTACCTGGTGAGGGATTACAACATATCCCCCCGCTGGCTATTAACCGGCGAAGGGGACTTCTACGAAATCAAATAACATGAGGTATAAATACAAACGAAATAGGGCTCAAACCTAAAAAAGAGCACACCCGGGGCGACTAAAACGAAGTTGGACCTACCCCGGGTGCGCGTCTGAAAGAGCAGTTACAAATGAAAATAGTCTCGTCAAAGCTTCATCGTCGCGGCCTACTTTTGGCGGATTTTTCTGCTCGCTATATTATAAATCGAGAACGTATAATAAATAACGAGGGCAAAGGTACACATTATCCGTTTACAAAGCAAGCATACAGCCTAAAAAATTTTTTTTCTTCCAGAAATAGAAAACGTTCCCCATTTCACAACGCGGAACGCCTTGATTTACCTTAAAAAATCAACTAACCTATGAAAAATATATTATGAAGAAATTTATGCCACTTAAAAGGCATCGGTCTGTCGCAGATGGATGCCGTCTCTAAACAATATATATATGTAGAATTCAAAAATATAATGAAATTACAGTTGCAAAGATAGAAACTTTCTGTTTCTGTTGCAAGCATTCCGGAAAGAAAATCTTGCCATGGGACCATGGAAAAGACATACCCGAAAGGAGCCATTTATTTCTTAGCTGAAAAAGAAATGGAATGCAACTGCATTAAGATTCTTTTCCAGCTACATTTCATTCGGAATGTAGCTGAGTTTTTACTTGAGAAGTAAAACATTCGCTATCCTCCCGACAGCAAATGTTCTATGAGATGAATCTCAGATAAAAAACAAATAATAAAAAACTCACAAAAATCTTAGTATGACAAACATTATAAAGAAGAAGGCTCCACGGTCTCCCATCGGGGAGCCTTCCAAACTAATCTACAAAAAGTAAAACCCAATTACTTATGAATATGATGATTCCCACGGGGCAAAGGTACAATATATCTGTTTCCAATGCAAGCACAACAAAGGAAAAATTTTCGTTCCAACTTACATCACACAAAAACGCCCTCCGGGAAAAATGAAAAAAACCGAAGGGCGCCACGCTCAAAAAAAAGATAATGAAAGTCGGTTACCGGATACAAAGATACATATAAGCTGCATACCATGCAAGCACATTGCAGGAAAAAAAATAGCACCTCGTCTTCTCGACAAAGTGCTACGCGTGTAATTAAGATGATGTATCTATTTAGATTATATGGGAAAAAAGAGTTTATGCCTCTTCTTGGTGCAAAGGTAGTAAATAATGATTTCCACACAAACACTTTGCAAATGTTTTTTTTTCGAGGGTATCGTATGACACCAGGCGTTATGTACCCGAAATAGCGAAAACGGGTACATATTGCCTTGATATGGGCACGAAATGTCGAAAACGGGTACAATTCCTTTCTCTATTCCAAAAAAGTGCGTTGAAAATGCCCTTTGGAAAAGAGAATGGAAAAGAGAAATGGAATAGAGAGAGGTGTGCAGAAATTGCACACCTCGTTGAATGGTGCTCGCTGATGGAGCGTCTAATCCACCTTTTGAGGCAGGATTTGCGGTATAAGCATCGCCGCCTCCTGCTTCTTCTTGTCCATCACCTTCGCATAGATCTGAGTAGTCTTAATCTCCCGATGCCCCAAGAGCTTCGATACCGTGTATATGTCAGCACCCAGGTTAAGCATCAACACCGCGAAGGTATGGCGCCCTGAGTGAAACGTTATCTCCTTATCCACCCCGGCAGCCTTCGCCCACTGCTGCAACCATACGGTGGTATAAGTGCAGTATCGGAAATCCCCGAACACCTTCTCCGTAGGTTTCCCCACCTTGCCCATAAACTCCACCGCCTGGGGGTTGATATCCATATACTCTTGCCCTCCGGTCTTCTTTTGCCGGAAAACAATGCGCGTAAAGTTTCCCTCCTTTCGCACCTCACCCCATGTCATCTTTAAAATATCGCTTTTACGAAATCCCGTAAGGCAGGAAAAGAGGAAGGCACGTTTCAACCCCTCATGCTTGAATGGAGTAGCAGCCATGGTACGCACCTCTTCCAAGGTGAGATATACCCGTTCATGTTCGTGCCCATCGTCCTTGTATCCATGTACCCCATTCATAGGGTTCGTAAGGATGATACCGTCTTCTATGGCACGATTCAAACACGCCGTCAGTTTTGCCAAATAAAGGTTCTTTGTAGAATCGGACAACTCCGCGGAACTCTTCTTGTGTATTTCCGAATATTCCCGCAGCTTCGTTTCGTTGAGGAAGGAGCGGAACCCCATGCACCATTCTCGAGTTACATCCTTGAACGTTGTATCCTGCACGGTATACTGTTTCAATAGTCCATACACAACATCCCACACAACATACGTTCCGGTATTGCTCTCTTCACGCTTGGCCTCGCAAAGCGCGTGGAAGTAGTCTAAGAAGTTCACATTTGCGCACCTCTGTTCGAAGCCGAAACGTTCGTTCTGTACCTCCACCACGCGTTTTGCACGCACGGCATCCGCCATCCGCCATGTCTCACGGTTCTTCTCCTTGTCTGCTCTGGTCTTCTCGGGAACAAGATACAAGTGCAAGTATTCATAACTTCGTTTTCCACCCACATAGATATCGAGATACAGGGACACATTCCCCGTAGCCATGGTGCGCTTTCTTAGCTTCACCGGTTCTTTAATTTTGCCCATAGATATACTCTTAATTACATTAATTTCTTTACGAGCAACAAAATAACAACAAAAAAGCGATAAAACAAAGTAAAAGGATGGGAAAAATTTTCATTTCGAACCGCCGATAGGTTTACCTGAAAAGCCTTTTATTTAGCGGTTTTATACCGCTTTTTTATCGTTCTTTTATCGGTTCTTTATGGTGTGGGCTCTATTTAGTTGCAAAAGTAGTTAAAACTTGCGACTTTATCGAATATATGGCCAAAAAAATGGGCAAAACTGCTAATTTTTTGTGCGTATGTGTGTTGTTTTATCGTTTAGATATACATCCACGAGCGGTCTGTTCGCGAGTAAATGTTCGCGTGTAAACATCCACGAGCAGTCAGTTTACCCAGTAGGGACGTACCCCCGGTGCGTCCTCCAATCCTCTAAGGAATGGTGAACACCACGCAAGGGTAATTGTTTGATTTCGTGGATGTTTACACGTGGATGTTTTCGTGGATGTATTCCATTGCGTAGAGGAGTGGAGGACGCACCGGGGGTACGTCCCTACTGGGTGAACTGACCGCTCGTGGATGTTTACACGTGAATATTTACACGTGAATTACTTCTTTTTGAACACTCCGAAATTAGGAGAGGACGAATTTTTTGTTGTTGATGACGTAGATTCCTTTGGGGAGTCCGCTTAAAATATTGGTGCCTTTTGTGAGCTTGAAGGCACAATAGAACGTGCCGGTTTTGCGATATACCGGGAGGAGCTGGCACGCATCGCTCTGCACAAACAACTTGCTGCCCTGTATCTTTATGGAAACCGGTTTGGGACTCGTTGCCAAACGCTTGGTGAAATCCAACTCTACTTGCGGAACAAACTTGCAAACAGAGTTACACTTACTGCTATCCGCATTCGCCGTAAGGGGAAGGCAGAACAATAATACGAGTGCTGCAAATAAAGTTGTTCTTATATTCATATCGCTTTTATTCTTTTACGCCGCAAAGTTACGAATTTTTATGAAAATAACCATAACGTTTTTCTTAAAAATAGATATTCTTGTGATTTTTATCGATAAACCGGTAGGCTGACTCTCTCGTTCACTTGCCCAATCCGGAAAAATCCCCCACCGAAAAACTCGTGTGAGGTCTCTCGGTACCAAACTTGATTATCAATGATTTACGAAAACGATAAAAATTATTTTTCATTTTGTCGAAAAATAAATGGAAAGTTATGTGGGGAATTGTGGAGGATTTATTAATTTTGCAAGCGAATACGTAATATAAGAGGTAGCGACACGTGAGATTTATAGGAAACATAGACGCCAAGGCCGATAATAAGGGACGTTTGTTCCTTCCGGCGGCTTTCCGCAAGGTTCTGCAAACGAATCTTGAGCAGACGTTGTATCTGCGCCGGGATGTGTTTGTGGACTGCCTTGTGCTCTATCCCGAATCCGTGTGGAACGCTCAGGTAGACATGTTGACGGGCGGACTGAACCCGTTTGACCGGAAACGTAAAGCCGTGTTGCGCCAATTTGTAGCAGACGCCGAAGCCCTGACGCTGGACGGCAACGGCCGCATCTTGGTGCCCCGCCGCTATCTGGAAGCGGTAGGAATAGAGCAAGACGTTCGCTTTATAGGAGTAGACAATACCATAGAACTCTGGTCGAGAGACAAAGCCGAAGCCATGGTAACCAACGGCGAAAGCTCGTTGGGCGACGATCTGGAATCCCTCTTTGTTACGTCACGTGAATCGCAGGTGTGAGATTAAACAATAAATCGGTTATGGAAGAGGTACAATATCATGTTCCCGTAATGTTGACGGAATGTATGGAAGGATTG